GGGCAGATTTACCGAAAAATCTCATAAATTAGAACAAAAATAGAACAAAAGTGTTGCATTTTTGCAACAAATCAAAAAATCGGGCATTTTTCGGGTTTTTCCGCCCGATTTTTCTTGCAAATATGCCAAAATAGTGTATAGTATAGTCATGATTAGAACAAAAAACGTAAAAAAAGACCTATTAAGATTTAGGCATGACGAACTAGACGGTCAAGATTATGAGACCGCAGCAAACTTAATCGGTGGCAATCAATTTATTGCCGCTGCTAACTTTATTGATGGATTAGATACTGCACCTCGTGAGCATATGATTACATTAATCTATAAAAACAAAAAATTATGGAATGAAATGTGGTATTTTGATGAAATCGGTCAATTCTGCACTAGAGAAGCTGGTGTATTTTCAGAATTTGCTGAAGAAGGGTTGGTTCAATAATGGAAAAATTTGAAATTATGCAATCTATTCAAAATATTGCCGACACACTTGACAATGGTTTTGCTAAAGAAAAATTGTTAATGTTAAATAAAGAATTATATCATACTGGCAGAATTGACGTATCATTTGCTGCTACTGCTTATGATGAAATAAACCTAAAAACTAAACTAATGGTAACTGACAAGGTGTCAGGTATATCATCACTTAAACACAGAAAGGAACTTATATAATGGGTAAAGTGAAAAACATGGCTTGGGATGAGGCCGAAACTTATCTTGATAATTTGATTACTAAAATCAAAAATAAAACAATGACTATTGCTGAAGCAATTGCTGACGCTAAAAGTCAAACATATATGAACTTTGACCTTGTAGGCATTCATAGTTGGGATGACCTAGAAGAATGTTTAGAAATGGAAACACAATAATGAATGTACACATAGAATTTGCTGTCACACCTACACCAGGACCTGTTTGGGGTGAACTTGATATGGTACACATATCTATACCAAAGAGAAAATTTAAAACTCTAAAAGATGTTTATGATAAGTGGTATCAGAAAACAGGCAATAAAGCAAAAAAAATTAAAATGATTAAGGAGAAAGTTATATTATGATTGATGAAAAACATATAGTAGAAGCTATCGCTAGAATGAATATTCAGCAAAGAGATACAATGGTCAAAGAACTAGTTGAAAAATGGCCTGACATGGCGAACAGTATTTCAAATATGATACATTTAGAATCGCTAGTACAAAATCAAAAAGAACAGGAGAAACAATAATGGAGAGAGAAGAAAATTTAATACTTTCAATTATTACACAAGCAATCGAGGATGCTAAGTATGACGGTCACAATAAAAAGATGTTGAAACACAAAGCATCAGCCACACAATGGATTATGAGTAACGATCCTCAATTTCAAAAATATTGTAAATTCATAGGCATGGATTCGAATTGGGCTCGTACACAAATAATCAAGCATGTACCAATGACATATACAAACAAACAGAAAGGAATATATGACAATAGAATATAAATTTAAAGAAAACGTAATTGTAAATGATGTAATGGACTATATCAATAAAACATATGGCTCACATTATGCAAAAACAAAAAACTATCAAGCTACAGAAATCATCATTGACCAAGGTCATGGCACAGGTTTCTGTATGGGCAATATTCTAAAGTATGCTCAGAGATACGGCAAAAAAGAAGGCCGTAATAAAAATGACTTGATGAAAGTTATACATTATGCTGTAATACAATTATCACAAGACCATTACAAAAACTCAGATGATGTATGGTATCACAATTGCGAGGATGAACATCCTAAAAAATCACATAAGGATTGGTTAGA